CGAAACAGCTCGTAAAAAACGTGCTGGGGTGAATCTACGCACCGTGGGAGATATCGCACGTAATTTAGATATTGATGATTACGCTATATTGTTTGAGGTGAATGAATATGACCATTAAGGAACAGAAACGTCAAATCGTTCTAATGCAGTGTGAAATCTTAGATAGTGATCTATCAGAAGAAGAAAGAAACGAAAAGCTCAAACCGCTGTTTAAAGAATTCAAAAGGTTGAAAAAGCAAGAAGTAAAAAAAGCACCTAAGCCGAAACCAGGCAATTCTTGCAGATTGACCGACCAGGAAACAGGAAGACAGATTTATTTTCGAACTAAAACTGAAGCATGTAATTTTCTAGGCAAGGATTTTAGAAAAGTTGCGAATAATACCGTCATAAACGGATTCTTGCTCGAATACAGACCGAAAAAATATAAATATCAAAATAGAGGGCATATCACGATCGGTACTATTAGAGAAATTGCGAAGCGTGAGAATTTTTCGGAAGAATATGCTTGGAGCTTGCAGCATAAGTCTACGAAGTTTGCATCCGTCGTCGAAATTGATCGTTGGGAAGATTAGGGAGGTTGAGTGATGAACAAAATAGAAATTAATCCACAGGAAGTTTACGTTTGGCTCGCTTACAAAGATGGTTGGCATAAAGCCGCAGGACATATTATCGCCATTCAAGGGATTAAGTTTTCGGTAATAGTGTTGCCATCAACGAAAAATGACGGTTTTGAATTAGTATTTTCTAGCTTAGAAAGCGGGTCTAAGTTCCGAACAGTATCGCTCAATATGTTTGAGTTTTTAAACTGTGACACGAAAGAAAAAACATTAGTCCAATACGCAGAGAGTGCAGTCGAAGTGATGGCAGCTATTGACAAATTCGGCAAGAAAAAGGTTTTAGATGTGATAAAAAAATCTAAAGAAGAAAATTTTAGCAAATTTGGTAAAATGCCTGAATTTGAAAAAATGAAGTTTTATAACTAACCGCAAAGGAGTGAGGAAATTGGCAAAAATATTAGATGCCTGCTGCGGAAGCCGTATGTTTTGGTTTGACAAACATAACCCTTACACAATCTACATGGATATTCGGGAAGAATATGAAGAACTTGAAACCGGTCATGTAATTAATGTAGATCCTGATATTGTTGGCGATTTCCGAGATATGCCGTTTCCGGACAATGAATTTGATCTAGTTGTATTTGACCCGCCACATTTGGTTCATGCCGGTGACAATTCATGGCTTGCAAAAAAGTATGGCAAATTAGACGAACTTTGGCCACACGACATTAGGCAAGGGTTTAGTGAATGTATGAGAGTTCTTAAACCAAACGGAACACTCATTTTTAAATGGAACGAAGAGCAAATTAGTTTATCAGAAGTGCTAGAAGCAATTGGAAGCCAGCCATTGTTTGGCAACAAGAGATCGAAAACTCATTGGCTAGTTTTTATGAAAATTAAATAGAGGAGTGAGGGAATTATGAGCAAAGAAGAACGATGTAAGTTGGCGAATGAATTAATCCTTCTCATTGCTACTACCGGAAGAAAGTTTTTTAATTATGAACAAAGTGGAGGAGATATATCAGCTTTTACTATAGCTAAAGGAAGAACTTATTTTATAGACGGTTATACAAATGAACGTATCTATGCATATGATAACCGTTACTTTCGTAAGAAGTTTACGCAAGGTGGAACTATGCAAGCTTTAGTTTTAGATATTGCTGAATATATACGCACTGGTAAGTCTACCAATTCCAAAAATGGCTATGGAGGCGTCTATTGTGATTATTGGGGATATCCCGCCACAGATATGGCAAAAATCCAACAAAAAGCACAAGAAATCGGTTTTAGTCTTGGATTAGATGAAGACCTTGATAGAAGAGGATATATTTGCGAGTAATGCTGTTACAGCATTTTACAGTAATGGCTATTGATGAACTGTTTCCAAAGAGGAAATAGTTGGTCTGTATGAGGAGTGAAAATAGTGCTGCAAATTTTAGAATTGTTCGGAGGAATTGGCAGCCCTCGTGTGGCGTTGCGAAATATGAACATACCTACAAAATCGATTGATTATGTCGAAATTGACCAAAAAGCAGTAGACAGCTATAACGCCATATTTGCTAGTGAATTAACCAATCAGACACAATCAGTTGTCAAATGGAATCTAAAGCCAGACATCCTAATCCATGGTAGCCCATGTCAAGATATTTCAGTTGCTGGCAAAAAACTTGGTGCCGATATAGGAAGTGGCACTCGTTCAAGTCTCATGTGGGAGACATTGCGAATCATTCAAGATATGGGCATTTGGAGACCTAAAATTGTCGTTTGGGAAAACGTTAAAGGCGTATTGCATAAAAATATGAGAGCTAATTTTAATAAATACCTGGAAGTCATGGATGGATTAGGATATTCAAATAATTTCGAGGTACTTGATGCACGAGATTTCGGGATTCCACAGAATCGACAAAGAGTTTTCACCGTCTCGATTTTAAAAGGTGAGATGTTCAATTTTAATGTACTAAAGCGGCAAGCTATGCGTGATATTAATGAATTTTTGGAGAGCAAAGTTAGCGATGATTACACAGTGACGGCACCATCAATGCTGAAAGTGATTGGAAAGCCTCTGCCTGGTTTTGGTGGATATTTGCCTATTATCGACAAATATTCAGCGACAATTACTACTAAACAAAATCGATGCCCGAACAGTGGCGTAATACCGTTAGCAAACGGCAAATACAGATTATTAACAGAACGTGAATGCTGGAGGTTGCAAGGGTATTCTGATGATGATTTTGAAGCTGCTGCTAGCGTGAATGGGAAAACAGCATTATATATGCAGGCTGGTAACAGCATTCCTGTACCGATTTTTGAATCAATGTTTGAAGTGATGATCTAAATAGAGGCAACAGACCATTCGCTGCCTCGCAGTGAACATGCATCTGTTTTCTTCCAAGCACAGTTAAATGGCAAAAAAAACGACCTTTCGGCCGTTCGTTTAACTAGCTTTATTCAATTTCGATCTTTTTCGTAATGAATAATAGATTGCTGTGAAGAATGAAGTGCCGAATGATAAATAACCAAGCGGAATGCAGAAAAATGCCGGTTCAATCAACATACCATTTGCATCAACATGAGAACCAACAATCGCAGAAGTCATGAAGAAAGCCACGCCTATAATAAAAAACGAAATAGAAATGCTATATTTTTTCATAAGTATTTCCTCCTTGTTTATGTATTATAGATGAAAAGTTTTAAGAAAGAGTAATGTTATGAAAAATTTAGAAACTGCTAACCAACAGTTATTCGCGTGAACAGTTTCCATTTTTGGAAATAGTTGGTCTGTGCAGAAAATGCACGAACCAGTTAGAGACAGAATTAACCAAATAAAAGAAAGAGGGAAATTATTATGGAACAGATTTTTAAACTAGAAGATTTTAATGGAGTTGATGGTGGAACTTTAACACTACACACAGATGGTGAAAATAATTTGTTGATGATTACAGACGAAAAAACTGACGAACATGCCAGCGTTTATATCACCAAAGAGCATCTGAAGGAAATGATTGACTTACTAAATTAATTTCGCTAATCGACAATCTAAAGTGGTCGTTTCCATTTTGGAAAATACCAGAGGAGGAATATGAATGACTTCGGATGAATTAAATAAAAGTTTGAAAGAGGCCATGAAAGAATGGTGTTCAATGACAAATGAGGAAAGATACTGTTGGCCTTCATTTCAAAATTATTTATCTGAATATCGCCGATACACGTATGGGAAAATTACTAAAGCGGTTTTGAACAATGAATGAGGAGGGCAACAATGAACAAGAAAGAATTGATTGAGAGAATACGAAATTTAGAATCTGAAAGTGAAGACGGTGCTTATCAACGTGGTTTTGATTCAGCGAAATATTGGTGCCTAACGCTCGCTAGCAATCTAGAGGAATCAAAGGCCAAGAAGGTGGAAGTGCCTGATTTTGTGGCGGAATGGTTTGAATCTCGCTACCATATCAATCAAGATATTTACAATCTTTTATTTAAAGGAAATATGCTAAATGACGACTCTTTAACGACATTTGAAAAATGGTTTTACAACGACCCAATTAATAATTTTGAAACTTTAATTCGTATGAAAGACGGCTACAAGATCAAGATCAAGCCTAAGCGCTGGGTGGTTAAAGTCGGCAATCTATATTTCTGTGGTTGGGAAGATACAATTGCTCAATTTGTGATGAATACGATGTTGGGTGAAGATGAATCGATTATTAAATATAAAAATGAGGGGACAGCTTCTTCTGTGGCTAAAAATCTCGGCGGTATAGTTGAGACATTAGATGCAGTCGCTACGTTGGTTGATGGGAGCGTGGAGGAAATATGACAGACTTTAAAGCAGGACAAATTGTGAAATTAGTAAGAATGCTTGACCAAGGTTTAAGTGCTGAAATAGGCGACATCGGGACTATTGAAGAGTTAACCACTGACCCAGAATACCCAATCAATGTAGCTTGGCTTAAAAATGGTGAAATTGAGGCTGTTGATCCTAACGAAATTAAGGTAGTCAAAAAAGGGAGCGTGGAGGTAGCGGAATGAATAAGAAAACATATGAACTAACCTGTGTTGCTGAAGATTGGACTTTGGGAACTATGATCCTACAAGCAGAAAACGAAGAAGATGCGATTCAAGAAATGAAGTCTTATCCTGCTGTCAAATATGTAATTGCTGTTGAGGAGAAAGCATGACTAAAACTACAAAAGAAGAAGCAGTATCACAAATTAATGATCTACAAAATCGCCTTAGTATATATCAGAATCAAGGCGTTAGTTTTGACGACATGCCGTTAGTCATACAATCTCTCGAAGATGCAATCATGTTCGCAAAAGTGTTGTTCTATGAATATGTTTATGAGGAGGACGAAGAATGATGGAACCAATATTAGGCTTAATTAGTAGCGCCAATGATCGCTTAGAAAACTCATGCGAAGAAATAAAGAAAATACGTGATGAGCTAAAAGATTTTGCAAATCACGTTGAAGGTTTGACGGAGTATGTCGATAGATTGACTGATGTAATAGATGAAATTGCGGCATGGGATTAGTTCCACTAACCACCCATTTAGCTGAATAGAGGAGGAGAAAGAATGAAAAAGAAAAACAAATTCGGAAATATCCTTTTAATGACAGTTCCATTTATCGTCATAGCAATCTGGGGCATAATAATTTTTGGGATTATCTATTTATTCTTCAATCCCGAATCAATTGGCGAATATATCGGGAGAATCATGAACGGATTTAAATAGGGAGGACAAATAATGAGTTATCACGTATGTGTAGAATGTAAACTTGAAGGCTACGATGAGTGGGCGTCTGTTACAGATGGTAATAATATCACTTACAATTTAGCAGATATGTTTGATGCTGCATGTGGTGTTAGGCCAAGCTTATGGCATTTGCAACCAACTTCATATGTTTTAGCGTTAGTCAAACACGGAATAGATGAGTTGGAGAAAAATCCTCAAAAATATAAAAAATATGAAGCGCCTAATGGTTGGGGAACAATTGAAGGAGCGTTGAATTTTCTAAAAATGGTACGGATAGACTGTGAACGATACATCAAAGGAAGAATATATGTAAGCTAAAAAATAGCCGAACGTTTGCAAGAAATCAATAAAAGTCTTAAATGTATCTGGCGGGAGAAACATGTACGTAATAAAAAAAGCTGGTATTGAATAGTAGGGAGGCAGGCAGTTGAAAAAAGGCACATTCAAAATGTTAGAAGGTTTGATTGAAGATTATCCGACAATGGATAGATATATTAAGCGTGTGGAATTAGAAATTGAATATCCATGGCAGGAATCAGATGACAATATCGGAGGCTCTCGCTCTACTACTGCTACTTCTACCACGGAGCGCACGGGGTTGAAACTGGCAACGGACAAACACTTGCGACTGCTTAGAGAGCGCAAGAAAGCTTTGGATAAAATTGTGCAGTCGGCTAAGCCAGAGACGATTAAAATTATCCGATTATGGTATTGGACTAAGCCGAGAACTAAAACGTGGGACGGGATAGCGGAAGATGTAGGCTATTCAAAACGCATGTGCCATCTACTACGGAATGAATTCATAGAAAGCTTAGGCAAAGAGCTGGGCGAAATTAATTAGCTATTGCACTATCATTGCACTTTTGGGGTCTGTCAAGGTGCTATAATAGTATTATCAAAAGAAGCGGGAAACAGACGGAACGCTACTGATATGAGATTTCCTCCTGAAATCACTTCTTAAAAAAAGGCGTCTGGTTTCCCGTTTTAAATTAACTGTTTAGATCACTTATTGAGTGGTCTTTTTATTTTGGAGGCGAGGCCATGATTGATGTATCAACAAAGCAATCACGAGCAAGGTTCTATACATCTAGTGAGTGGCGACGACTGAGGCAATCAATATTAGAACGCGATCACTTTGAATGTCAGTGGTGCAAGGCAGAAGGACGTGTGACAACTGATGCAGTGCTTGAAGTAGACCACATCAAAGAGCTGGCACAGTATCCAGAGCTAGCAATGGAACCTGACAACCTTAGAACGCTATGCAAGGACTGTCATAACAAGCGTCACAATCGTATGAATTACCGCGGCTCAGCTAAAAAAATGAAATGGCAAGACGAATGGTGGGGTTGAAAGTACCCCCCCTATGAAAAGTTTTCATAAAATTTACAGAAAATCTAACCGGTGGATGAGGTCAACTACACAGATGTTCTTACTAAAAGTGCCTAACCCCTACCCCCCTACTAAAACTAATACAAAGAAGGTGAGATTATTGTGGCAATTAGCGAACGTGATAAACTGGTGAATAAAGAAAAAAATAGATTAACGCAGCTATTCAAAGACATTCCTGACGGGAAGAAAAAAGTGGTTGAAGGTTTGATTGTTCAGGCTGCACGCTTGCGGGTATCACTAGATGAACTTTGGCAAGACTTGACGAATAATGGTGATTACGAAGAATTCACGCAATCAGAAAAAACACCGTCGTATGAACGAGAACGTCCAGCAGCTAAATTATACAATGCTCGTGATCTTGCCTATCAGCGTATTATTAAGCAACTATCCGATTTACTTCCAGAAGGAATACCAAAGACAAATGATGGACCTTCCGCCGATGGAAGTGATTTATTGTGACGCCCTATTTTTTTGAAGAATATGTGGATTTGTATGAACGCGGAATTATTCCTTTTAATAAAGAGCGTATTCAGCTTATTAACTATTTAAAAAACGAAGTCCTTATTCGAGATGATATCTATTTTGATGAAGACATGATTCAAAACTTTATTAGATATGCCGAGAAAAATTTCTTCCCATTAGCCAAATATCAAAAATTTATCACACCTTTCATTTTTCTTTATCGCAAAGAAGATGACGAGGTGTTTTTTGATGAGTTTTTAAACTCGATAGCGCGTGGAGGTGGCAAGAACGGTTTTATGTCTGCCAGAGATTCTTTCTTTATTAGCCCCCTACATGGGATAGAAAATTATGACGTCACCATAACGGCAAATTCTGAAAAGCAAGGTAAAGTTAGTTTTAAAGAGGTATATGAAACGGTTCAACGAAAAAGGTTAGAGCAACAGTTTTACCTCACGAAAATGGCAATTACCAACCGTGTAACAAATTCAATATTTAGTTATCGCACTAATAATCCAAAAACTATGGATAGTGCCCGTGATGGCTGTTTGGAATTTGATGAAATCCACATGTTTGAGAATTCAGATATTGTTGATATCCAGCGAAGTGGTTTAGGTAAGATTAAACACCCGCGTACTTTTTACAATGGAACAAACGGCCATGTGCGAGAAGGATTTTATGACAGAATTTTAGAACGTGCACAAAAAATATTTTCTGGAGACGCAAAAAACGACAGATTGTTTCCGTTCATTTGCAAGTTGGACACAATTGATGAAATAGACAATCCGAAAATGTGGTCAAAAGCTAATCCGATGTTTGAAGAAGATTCGCCATATGCTAAACGATTGTACAGCACGGTCATGAAGGAATACTTGAAATTAGAAGAAGAGCCGTCAGGACGCAAGGAATTTGTTGTAAAACGAATGAATTTTACTGAAGGCGATGCCGAACGAGACGTAGCGACACATGAACAGCTGTTGGCGACAAAACAAAATGTTGAAGTTCCGATTGGCACACATTGTGTTGCAGGTTTTGACTATGCAAGTATTCGAGATTTTGTCAGTGTGGGTTTATTGTTCAAAGTTGATGACAAATTTTATTGGCATCAGCACAGTTTTGCTAGAAAAAAATTCTTGGATTCCTTTAAATTGAAAGCACCAATTCGTGAATGGGAAGATGCCGGTTTAGTCACAATTGTTGATGAACCTTCTATCGATCCGCAACATTTGATTAATTGGTTAAACGAACAGCGAAGAACTTATTCCATAGACCTAGTGTGTGCGGATGGATTTCGAATGGACCTCTTGAAGCCGTTATTAGAAAAAGAAGGCTATACCTATGAATTTTTAAGGAATCCACGCGGTGTACAAGCGAAGGTGGCACCGATTATCGAAGATGGCTTTGCTAATGAACGTTTCATTTTTGGTGATGATCCGATGATGCGCTGGTATGTGAATAATTCTTATATTAAAGAAGATTCGCTTGGAAATCGTACTTTTTTGAAAAAAGAATCAGTCAGACGAAAAACGGATGGCTTCCACGCCTTTATAGCTGCACTTTATAAACGAGAATCCATTGAAGAAACAGCAAGCTTTTCTGAGTTCCTGGATTTGATGGATGATTTGGATTTTTAGGAGGGGAAATATGTACAAACCACAATATCTAAATGTTGACCGACAAGAAAAGGTTGTGACGGCAGGTAATACAGTTTATTTTCGCAAAGTTACCACTACGCCTCTTGGGTATCGCAAAAAACCTCCAGAAGAAAAGGCGATTTACATCAAGGAGTTAACGCAAAAGTAATTGAAAGGGGGTGGAGGAGTGGCGAATATTATAAGCTTTGCTGACATTTTCAAACGAAACAAAGAATTAGAGTGGATGTGGGATTTAGAACTCATAAATGAAACTTCACAACGAGTTTATCTTAAGAAAATGGCTGTTGATTCAGTTTTAAATTTTGTCGGAAGAACGATGTCGACGATTCAATTCAAATTCAGTAAGGATAAAAAAGAGATTAATTCACCTTGGAACTATATTCTGAATGTGAGACCCAATAAGGATATGTCTGCTACTCTTTTTTGGCAAAGATTTTTTTATAAATTGATGTTTGATAATGAAGTGTTGGTAGTTTTAAGTGATGATAATCAACTTTTGATTGCTGATGATTTTTATCGTGTGGAATCAGCATTATATGATGACAAATTTACAAATGTAATTGTGAAAGAATACGAATTTAAACGATCATTTTCAATGGAAGATGTAATTTACCTCCAGTATAACAACGAAAATTTAGAAAAATTCACGGATGGCCTTTTCAATGATTATGGTGAATTATTCGGGAGAATGATTGAAATATCGATGCGCAATAATCAAATTCGGGGTAGTGTCTCAGTTGAGACGACAGGTACTCTAAATGATGATGATAAAGATACTCGTAAAAAAAGATTGCAAGGCTTTATTGACAAAATTTATAAGAGTTTCCGAACATCATCTGTAGCAATTGTTCCCAAAATGAAGGGCTTCGAATATGAAGAGTATACAAATAAACAAGGGGTTACAAACCAGTCATTAGATGAATTGGATAATATGAAAAAGTCATTAATTAATGATGTAGCTAGAATGATTGGTGTTCCCCCGGCTCTGATTATGGCCGAAAATGCTGATTTAGATAGTAATCTTGATGCGTACCGAAAATTATGTTTAGCACCGCTGATTCGTAAGTTAATTGATGAATTATCAGCGAAATTAATTAATAAATCAGATTATGAAGCTGGTGAAAGAATTGAAGTGCTAAATGTTTTATCTCCAAATCTTTTCGACCTCGCAGAAGCAATTGACAAAATTGTGTCAAGTGGAGCATTTTATGTTGATGAAGTCCGAAACGAAGCAGGGTATGATGATTTACCAAATGGAGAAGGTAAGCAAAGATTGCGAACCAAAAATTACGAAGATGTGAAGGGTGGTGGAAATGAAAATGACAGTAAAAATCAAGATTAATGGACCTATCATCTCAAGTGATGACAAATGGTTTTACGATTGGTTTGAAATGGAAGCAACTTGTCCGAAAGATGTACTCGAAAAATTACCTCTCGATGGGGAAGACATTGAACTAACGATTAATTCATATGGCGGTTTAGTGGATATGGGAAATGAGATTTACACAGCTTTACGTGGCTATTCCGGCCATGTGACTGCAAACGTTGTTATGGCTGGGAGTGCTGCGAGTATTATTGCAATGTCTGCTGATACAGTTGCAATTAGTCCTGTTGGTCAAATTATGATCCATAACGTTTCTATGGGAACACAAGGCGATTATCATGAAATGGACAAAGCTAGTGAAATGTTACAAAAGGCAAATCATTCGTTAGCGAATGCTTATGTTTCTAAGACTGGAAAAACTAAAGACGAAGTCTTGTCTTTAATGGATGAAGAAACGTGGTTAACTGCTGAAGAAGCTGTTAAAAATGGTTTTGCTGATGAAATTATGTTCGAAAATACAGAACGTCCACAACTTGTCGCTGATGGAGGTAGTGGATTGATTCCGTCTAACGTTATCAACGAAGTGAATAAACTTAGAAACCAAAAACCTTTTGCACAAGTTGTGATTGATGAAGAAAAAATGAAACAAATTGTGGATGATAGTATTGAAGATTTAAAAACAAATACAATTATTCAAGGAAAGTCTATCCAAGAGTGGATGGATGAAAAACAAAATACTAAAAACGCGGAACCGACAAATGAATCTCCATTTGCTAGGTTTCTTTTTTAATACAAAAAATGAGGAGGACATAAAATGACTATTAAATTATCACAAGATTTTGAGAACGCAAAAAAGGCATGGATTCAAGCTGTACAAAATAACGAATCAACTGAAAAAGTTGGCGAACTTTACGGTGAAATGTTGGATCAAATGATTTCGGAGGCGAAAAAAGCCGGTGAAATTGCCGCTGAATCATACGCTGCTGGAACTAAATTAGATGCAAAACTCGCTGCCGAACAACGTAAATTCTTTAATGAAATCAACAAAGAAGTTGGTTACAAAGAAGAAACACTATTGCCACAAGAAACAATTGACACTATTTTTGAAGATGTTGTTTCTGAACATCCGTTGTTAGCAGCAATCGGTGTGAAAAATGCTGGATTACGATTGAAATTCTTGAAATCTGAGACAAGCGGTGTAGCTGTTTGGGGTAAGATTTTTGATGAAATTAAAGGTCAGCTAGATGCTGCGTTCAGTGAAGAAGAATCAATTCAAAACAAATTGACCGCATTTGTAGTCTTACCAAAAGATTTAACGCAATTTGGTCCAGCGTGGGTTGAATCATTTGTACGTTTACAAATTCAAGAAGCGTTTGCTGTAGCAATGGAATTAGCTTTCTTATCAGGAACTGGTAAAGATCAGCCAGTCGGGTTAAATCGACAAGTTCAAAAAGATGTATCGATCATCGGTGGTGTGTATCCAGAAAAAACACCAGAAGGGACTTTGACAATTGACCCTTTAGCAAATGGAAAAGAAAACCTTTTGGAAATGGGTAAAATTAAGAAATTTCATTCCGTAAAAGAAAATGGGAAACGATTAAACACTGCTGGAAAACTTTGTTTGGTAATCTCGCCAGAAGATGCAACAGATTTGGATGTCGCTTTTACAATTGTCACTAATGCTGGATTGTATGTTAAGAACACACCGTTCAATATTCAAATCATCGAGTCAGAGGCGCAAGCAACTGGTAAGTGTTTGAGCTTTGTAAATGGACGTTATGATGGCTATGTTGGTGGTGGTGTGTCAATCAAGAAATTTGATCAAACACTCGCATTGGAAGATCTAGACTTATATGCTGCTAAGACATTTGCGTATGGTAAAGCAAAAGATAATAAAGTGGCAGCTGTTTGGACGTTAAAATTATCTGCTGAAGGCGAAACCGAAACACCCTAAAACTGCCACATTAAAAGTGGCAATACCGGATGAAACGTGGACTATTCCAGAAATCAAGAAATATCTCGATGTAAAAGGAATTGATTACAAGTCGTCTGATACAAAACCTGCATTATTAAGTAAAGTAGGTGGTTAGATGGATGAAAACATAAATGAAATTTCAGAAGACTTATTAAAAGAATTCAAAGCTAGAATGAAGATTTATCATTCATCAGAAGATGATAAGCTTAAAATGATTCTGACTGCTTCCAAAGAAGAAATTCAGACCCTGGTAGGCAACTTTGACCTAAAAGAATACCCGCGTGGGAAAGAATTGATTTTTGAACGCGGGCGTTATGCATACAATGACCAGTTGGAATATTTTTATCCCAACTTTCAAGAATCAATTCTGAATATTAGCTTTGACTTGATGGCAGGTGATGATGTTGGCGATTAGTCAAAATTATAAACGACCTAAGACTGGTAGTGCAGAACTTCGCACGCCGGTCTTTTTCTATGCCTATGTGCCAAATGAGGGGCCGTTTCCTGATGAATCACAAGAAAAGATACTGCATAAAGCCATGGCGGAGGTCTACAATCCTTCAATGAAAGATTGGGAGTTGCTCAATACAAAGAACACGAAACGTGCAGTCACAATTAATATTCGTGATCCATTAAATGAATATCAGCCAATAAACAAACATATTGTTGAGTTGCAAGACTTGCACTTTCTTGATGAGAAAGAAAAGTTTATTCGTTGGAATATCATCGACGTACAGCCAAATCCCAAGGATAGTCGATTTATCAAGATAATTTTAGGGGTGACATCATGAGCGTGTCTGTTAAAGGAACGGATGAGATTATCCGGAACATCGAAGCGAAGCTTGGTAAAAATCGCGCGAATCGTGTGATAAATAAGGCGTTACGAAAAACAGGTGAAAAAAACAAGCAAATTGTGAAGCAACAAGTATCGAGCTATATCGATACCGGTAAAACGCATGATTTAGTTATTACCAGTAACGTCAAGAACAATCCTAAGCGAGTGGAAACAGGGTGGGCTAGTAAAGAACGCGCTCCACTCGTTCACTTGAATGAATTTGGTTACACCCGCAATGGTCGTTATATTCGTCCACGCGGATTTGGCAAGTTACAGGGTGCTGTAGATAAAATACAAGGTTCTGCGTTTAACCAAATGCGTGCAGAGTTAGAGGAGTTGGGTCGATGAAATATATGATGATGGAAGTTTACGAAGCTTTAAAAAACGATATCACTATAGCGAGCCTCGTTGATAGCGATAGAATCAAATTTTTTGAAGCACCTGAAACGTTAGACACATCTAAACCGTTTATCATTATTGATTCTGCTTTAGGTCCCTCTACTTCTGCTTACTTTGCAGCGAATAAGGAAATGTCGAAGCAATTTAGTTATCAGATCAATGTAGAATCTACTAATTATTTAACGACTAAAAAAATTGCAAAAGCAGTACAAGACGTCATGCGAAAAATGGAATTTGGCCAGCTTGCGGGCGGCTTAGATACTTATTTTGCAGAAACAAGACGATACGTTGATGCACGACGATATCGAAAAAATACAAAAATACACGATACAGATTATTAGGGGGAATTAATAAATGGAAACTTATGGTTTTGATAAACTTTCAATTCGAGTTTTAAAAAATGACTTAACACCGGACACTGCAAAAAAAATTCATGTGCTGGACGGAACACCTAAAGAAGGTGGGCCAACAGCAATGGAATTGACTGGACTTTCAAAAGAAGCCCAAAAAGTCTTTGCTGGTGACCGCGAATACTATATTGTACGAAAAGGTACAGGGAATGTAGCATCAAACTTCGGATTACTGGATGTTCCGTTTGCAATTGAACAAGAACTACTTGGATTAGTAACGTTTGGAACGGGCGGTGGTATTGATGGATTTGGTAAAAATACTGAAGCGCCTTATTGTGCAGCAGTAGCTGAATCAGAAGACTTATATGGGGAACCTGTCGCATTTGCGTTTTTAGCAGGTTCTTTTAATCGCGATGGGTTCTCGCTTGCAACCAAAAATGATGAAGACTTTAATCCTGAAGCTGGTGAATATGTCTACAATGCGATGTCACGTGATATTACGATTGATACAAAAACCGAATCAATGACAGTAATGCGAGCTTTTGGGAAAGAAAACGTGGAATCGTTAAAAACAGCGGTTTTGGGAACTGAAACACCAAGCGGAGAATAATAAATTAGGAGGCTAATCAGAAATGATTAGTCTCTCTTTTTTTGGAGGAAAATTTATGGATAAGACAATTAAATTAAGTTTACGTATGAAAAATGGCGAGTATAAAACCTTTATGACAGATTTTGTTCCTTTTTCAAAACGGCAGGAATATATCCGAAAAGAAGCTGAATTAGAGGAGCGAAAAGACAAAGAAGGGAACCCAATCATTCCAACACAAAATGATTATTCGGAACTTCAAGCAGAATTTGTGGCTGGGTTATTTGATGATAAAGAAGTTACTGGAAAAACAATTTTAAATGGCATTGATACTTTGGAAAGCGATCAGATCATGGAAATTATTCGCTATAGGGTTCTTGGCTTCTCAAAAGAAGAGGAAGAAGCCGCAAAAAAAGCACTGGCGGAGGAACTCTTACTTGGCGAGAATTCTACGATCTAAATCTGGAGTTTGTCCGCGAAGTAATTGGAAGTACGAATATGGGAATTCGAGATTTGATGGAAACGGATTGTATAGATGTGGATGAAATCTTACTTGCATCTTCCAATAAGAATAAAAAGAAGAAAAAAGATATTAAACCGTTAGCGGAACTTGTTAAAGGGGGTGCCTGAATATGTCTGGTGGAACACCATTAGGAAATATGGTCATAAAATTAGGTTTAGATGATGCTGATTTTGGAAGAGGTGTTGCTAACTCCCAAAAACAAGTGCGCTATTTGGCTAAAGAAATGCAAGCAAATATGAAGATTGCTGACATGGCAGGTAACTCACTTGGTAAATTGCAATCTAAATTTAGCTCGCTTACTAATATTGTTCAAGCGCAAGAAAAACAAGTCAATGCGCTTAAAACAGCATATGATAAATCTTTTGACGATAATGGCAAAGCTACAGAAGCTACGAAGCGATATGCTGCACAATTGCAAGAAGCAAATGGAAAATTGGCTAACTACAAGCAACAATTAATTCAATCCGCTGGTGCTTTAGCCGAGTACAAGGTTAAAAATGAAGGTTTAACAGGTGCGATTTATAAAGGCTCCGAAAAGATGATTTCTGCCGGAGATAAAATGGCCTCTGTTGGTGGCAAACTCACTACAGGCTTAACATTGCCGATTGCCGGCGCCGCACTCGCTGTTGGTAAAGCGGCCATTTCATGGGAATCCGCCTTTGCTGGTGTCAAAAAGACAAATGATGAAGTCATTAACTCCACTGGTCAAGTCGTGTATTCATACAAAGATTTAGAAAATGGATTAAGAGGGTTAGCTAAAGAACTTCCAGCAAGTCACGCTGAAATTGCAAATGTTGCGGAAGCTGCTGGACAGTTAGGTATTCAAACGCCTAACGTTGTTGGATTCACAAAAACAATGATTGATTTAGGTGAATCAACGAACATGAGTGCTCAAACCGCTGCTACTTCTTTGGCGCGTTTTGCTAATATCACCCAGATGTCTCAAAAAGATTTTGATCGTTTAGGCTCTGTAATCGTTGATTTAGGGAATAATTTTGCCACCACGGAATCAGAAATTACAGAAATGGGTCTACGATTAGCCGGTGCTGGTAAGCAAGTAGGTATGTCGCAAGGCGAAATTATGGGTCTTGCTACGGCATTAAGTTCTGTGGGTATTGAAGCAGAAGCCGGTGGTTCTGCATTTTCAAAAGTAATGGTAAATATGCAGTTAGCTGTAGAAAACGGTGTAGGTGCATTTGACAAATTATCCGCTATGGGATCAAAAGCTGGTCTTTCTTTAACTGATATATCAAAAGCCGTTTTAGATGGCGGTAAAAATCTTAAATCTACTGCGGGTCAAATGGGATTGACGAATACACAACTTCGGTCAATGTACAAAGAAGCAGATAAATCCGCAATTGCTTTAGAGAATTTTTCAAAAGTAGCGGGATTAACAAATGCGGAATTTGCAGACCTCTTTAAAAAGGACCCTTCAAAGGCAATTATGAAATTTGTTGAAGGCTTATCCCACGCAGAAGAAAAAGGAACTTCTGCCATTAAAGTTTTAAACGACATGGATATTAAAGAAGTTCGTTTGCGTGATAGTCTACTTCGTGCTGCGAATGCGAGCGGTGTATTCGGTGATGCAATCGCTACTGGTAACAAAGCTTGGAAAGAAAATACTGCGTTGACAGAGGAAGCGAGCAAGCGTTACGAGACTACCGAATCAAAATTAAAAATGCTGAAAAACGAAGCTGTGGACGCTGCGATTGAATTAGGTGGTCCACTTATCGATGCGTTACGTGATGGCCTGCAAGCTAGCAAACCTCTGATAAAAGGTTTGGGAGATTTAGCTAAATCATTCAGTTCTTTAGATAAAGAGCAACAGCAGAACATTCTCAAGTGGATAGGAATTGCTGCTGCTGCTGGTCCTGTTTTATCAATTGCAGGAAAATTGACAGGTGGCATTGGTAAATTAGGTAAATCATTCATTGATTTAACAGCTAGCATGGCGAAGAAAAAAGCTATGACGGCTATGGCTGCTGAAATGGCCTCTGGTGCTGTATCTGCAACATCAATGGGTACGGCTGTAGCTGGTGCAGGTACGAAAGTTGGTCTATTGGGCAAAATAGCTGGCTTAGCTGGTGGCAAAGGCGGTGTGGGTGCTTTAACAGCCGGACTATCTGGTATTGCGGTTCCTGCAGCAATTGCCGTTGGTGGAGTAGCTGCCGTAGGAGTTGCCCTATACGCAGCGAATAAAGCGTATGAATCAAATCAATTAGCTGGTGCACGTTGGGGTACGAAAGTTACTAAAGAACAGGATAAAGTAATTAAAAAAGCTTACGAACTTAACGAAAAGGCTTCTACGTATGTCAACGAATACGCTGATGGAATTGTTAGTTCTGCTGAAAAGGCTAAGAAAGCCAATCAAGAAATTGTCGATTCCATTCAAAAAGTATTAGACAAAGAAATCGAACGTAAGAAAAAAGCTGCCGAAAATATAACCGATGATGCTGAAAAGAAAAAAGCTGAAAATTACATTAAATGGCAAGAAACAGTAAATAAAGCAGAAGTCCAACAAGCGCAAAAGAAAGTTGATGCAATTAATCAGGTACTAACGAATGCATCAAAAAATAATCGAAATCTATCAAATGAAGAACGACAATTCGTTGCGAATAACTATAAGCTTCTAAGCCAGGATCAGTTGAAAGCCGCAGGCTTTAGTAAAAAGCAACGTTTAGCGATTGAAACTGCCTATCAAGCGGATATGTCTAAGCTGAACTATAAGGACTTATCAAAACGGCAACAAACTTTGCAAACCGCGTTGAAAGACGAAAAATCTGCTTATGAGAAACAAGTAGAAAGCTTAAAAACAATCTATGCTAAAAATCCACAGGCTTTGAAAGCCTCAATGGATAAATTAAATAAAGAATACAAGCAATCTACTGATACTTTAGTGACGGGATTAGCAAAAGTATTTCAAGCGCAAGGCAAAGATATTTCTCAATTGTCGGAAGTTTGGAAAGCTTATGGCTATACTACCGATGAAGTTCTCTCTCTAGTCAATACGTCTGTTAAAGCATCGTCTGATAACTTAGATCTACTTGCTAAAGGCACCAGTGAAGCAGATATGGCGTGGAATGCATTAGCGCTAGATCCAAAAACTGGTGAAGTTAAAACGAACATGGCTGAAACTTTAGTTGATATGGCAAAAACTGACGAGGGTTGGCAACAACTGAAATTCATGTTGAAAAATGCCGATATTGAATCTAACGCTAAAGAGGAAGTTGCAGTGGCTATGGGTCTTGCTGGTAAGTGGAATCTCATGTATATGTCAGACAAACTTCTAACCGTCGATGGCAATGAAGCAAAAGTTGAACTTTATGATACGATTGATCAATTGAAAGCTTGGAGCGAGTATGAAGCTGATCGGAAAGTTCTTGGGGCGGATAACGCGGATGTCATATGGAAACTAATAGATTCAGAAGATAAGCTCAATGTTTGGAACACTATTCCGGCTTCTGATAAGAAATTACTTGCAGACAATACAGACTTTCTTTCTAAACTTCTCAATTCTGAAGAAGCTTTAAATCAATGGAAATCATTACCGGATTCTCAAAAGAAAATGCTTGCTGATAATTCAGATCTGTTAAGTAAGATATTTACTTCATCGGAATCTTTTAATGCTTGGAAGGAATTACCAGAACCAATAAAGCTAATGCTTGGCGATAATCAGGATATTTTGGCGAAAGTTAAAGACGGAACTATATCTTTGCAAGGTTACCAAAAAATAGAACCTTATCTTAAAACTTTATTAGGTGATAATCAAAGTGTAGTTAATGCTACTAAAGCAGGTGAAGATTCCCTCAGAGCGTTTAATAAAAACAACCCTGCGAAGAAAATTTTGCAAGGTACGTCGACTAGCACACAATCTGCCGCTAAAACAGGTGAAGGGGCATTAAATCGATACCGTGGAAATAATCCTGCTCTAAAAAAATTACTAGGAAATTCAAGTAGTGTAGTTAGTGCATCGAATACGGGTGGGGGAGCTCTTAACCGCTTTAGAAATAACAATCCTGGTTCAAAAAATTTAAGAGCGATTGATAATGCTTCTGATCCCGCTAGATCAGCGATTGGCGCGGTTAATAACTTTAAGTCTGGTCCTTCTGTTATCACTAAAACACTAAATGTTGTTGCCAATTTAGGCAAAGGTGTAGCAAAGGTTTTAGGATTTGAAAAAGGTACTAATTACCATTTGGGCGGCCCAGCAATCGTAAATGACCAAAAAGGATTAACTTACAAAGAGTTAGTTTTGCCGAAAGGTGGCGTTCCATTCATTCCAGATGGACGGGATGTATTCCTTCCTAATCTACCGAAAGGCTCTAAAATCATTCCAGCTCGTCAAACTAAAAAATTAGTACCACATTATAAAGACGGAGTGGGTGTTCCTAAAAATTCTACACTGGTTCGTAATTTGGAAAAGATTAACACTCAAAATAACTTATCGAAGACAGAAATAATAATTGAACCGGAGAATTACTCTGAACAGCTTAATCAGATTATTAAATTGATGGGAAGATTTAGTTCGGATTTACAAAAACTTAAAATAGTAATGAATGAACGCGAAGTTGGCAGAATCATATCGAATGAACAAATGAAAAATAATCGAATGCAGTCGAGGTTGGAGGGTTTAAGATGATTAGTGATTTAGTCATAACTTATGATGGAGATAAATTAACAGATTATTTCGACTTGACTGCCGAACCTGCTGGAAGAAATATTCAAAATAGAGAGAACAGTATTCAACAGATGGGGTTAACGAATGGTTCACACTTCATAGGAAGTCGATATACAGAACGGATTATTACACTAAACATCTTTTCTGATAGATATTCTGTTGAATTTATTAAAAACAAAATTAATGGTTTATTAAACGTCAAAGAACCAAAACCGATGATTTTTTCTGACAGACCAAACGAAGTCTGGTATGCAATTCTCGATGGTGAATCTATCATGACGAGGTCTATTGATTCTTTAACAGAGGTTAGCGGTGAACTTTCTTTCTTAGTTCCCGCTGGATACTGTGAAGCACTCATTCCATCTAAATATACCGCCACGCAAAATTCAGACGGAATATTAGAGATGCAAATTGCAAACAACGGAACCGAAACCGCAGAATTATCATTTGAAGCAACGATGACAAGTGATAATGGTTTTATTGGTGCAGTTGGCCCGCTAGGTGCAATGGAATTTGGGAATATCGAAGAAGTAGACGGACATAGTTATCAAAAAACAGATGTGGTGGCTAAAAACAGTTTGACGCCTGATGACAAAACGAATTGGCTAGAAAACAGTCCGAATGTACAAACGGTTTATCCGATATTCCCAGCTGGAATTCCAAATAAAATTGGACAAGGTTCCTTTAGTTGGACAGGAGAAGCGCCAACACCTAGTTTTCCAAATAATCCAGATGAGTGCTGGATTGGTCCTACTTTGTCCCGAGATATTCCTAAAAATTCGAATAATCAAAATACAGGTAATTTTGATGCAATTTGGCGTGGAACTTTTTCAACTAAAACTGTCAAAGAAGTTGGACGCGAGGAATTCAATTTAGTGAATGGTAATCAGATTGTGTGTGCTTTTGTCATTCGTGATAGCAGCTACTCAAAGCAGGCGTTGACGTGTGACTATTATATTTATCTTAACGGCGAACGTGATATTCTTTACACTTTTGACGTTGATTTGAAAAAAGCACAGAGCTCGTGGTTTGAAATTAGAATTAGTCGAATTGGTGCTGCAATTACTTTTAAGTTCTCTACTATTAAATCTTTAAAAAACGATGAGGCAAATCTAACTTACTTTACAAATACCAAGACTTTTACTAAAGATGAGTATGCTAATGTGCCCATTACTGGTACGCATTTCTGGCCGCATGCAAAATGGGCTAACAGACCCGTTGCGCGTTTGGGAATGTCTAACTTTATCTTTAGATGGATCAATGTTGATAAATGGTCAGACGACCCAAACCGATACACGACAGGAGATGTGCTTTTATACGATGGTACGACTGGTAAATTCTATGTCAATGAAGTATTGGCCATGAACGATATTATTATCGGCTCAACTGATTTGAAAATTCCGCCAGGGTCTTGGATCGTAGAGTTTCATTATTCTGATTTTGGTAAGACTGCACCAAGTATTGTAGGAACATTAAGAGAAAGGTGGCTATAATTCTTGAAAATATATGTAATGACGAAAGCTGATGAAACTGTAGCTATTTTAGATAATTCACTTTCTAGTGCACTCCATTATTTTGATGATGAATTCCACCGTTATCTTGAAACAGGTGCAAGCACATTTGATTTATCTATTACTAAAAAACACACCATATATTCAAATGCTTCAACTGGTTCAGAAGATGATTTTCAATATTTAAAAGAAAATCATTTCTTAGTGTTCACATATAAAGACAAAAATTATAAGTTCACCATTAGACGTGTTGAAGAAACTGAATCTTCATTGCGTCTTTTTTGTGAAGATTTATCGTTTGATTTATTGAACGAATACAGAGGTCCGTATAAAGCAGATAAAGCATATCCTATTTCAAAATATGTCAATGATTGTTTAGTAGATTCCGGTTACGAAATTGGAATTAATGAGTTTACTAAAAACGAGCGTACTTTAGAATGGGAAGGCGATCAAACTGTTTTAAAACGATTACTATCAATTTGTAATAGCTTTAGTGCCGAAATTGAGTTTGAAACTGTATTGAATGACGATCGCACCGTTAACAAACAGCTTGTCCATTTAAAAAAGAGTGTCGGTGTTAATCGAACAGATATTGAGTTGAAGTATGGTCGTAACGTTTCTAGCATTCGCCGTAATGTGGATGTTACGGAGCTTATCACAGCTATAAAACCTCGTGGTCATGAAGAAGATAATAAAATAGTTACCATCAAGAACGTGGAAAAGGAAATTAAAGACGAGGATGGCAACGTTGTTTTCTATACTAAAAAGGGTTCGGAATATATCTATGCACCGATGGCTAACCAAGAGTATGGGAACCCAAAACGAAAAGGTGGAGGCTATATCATTGGTCAATTTAGCTACGATACCAAATCAGATACAGAGCTTTTTAATCGAGCGTTAACGGAATTAGAAAAGAAATGTGTGCCCGCTTATGAATTCGAAATTGAAGGATTCTATGACATCGATGTTGGTGACACTATCCGCGCTATTGATGAAGGTTACAATCCAATTCTTTTGCTAGAAGCTCGAATTAGCGAACAGACAATCAGTTTTAGTGACCCAACGAAGAACAAGACAGTCTACTCGAATTATCGAATTTTACAAAACAAAGTTAGTCAATCGCTGTTAGATAGAATTGATGAAGTCAAAAAATACGCAGAACAAGTAGCTAAAACGTATATTTTTTCTATTTCAAATGTCGGTTCGCCAATGTTCAAAAATGGCGAAGGCGAAGTAATTTTTACCGCCAAAATTGAAAAGAACAATCAAGATATGACCGGTGAGTTTACTAAATTCAACTGGATTAAGCAGAAAAAGGATGGCTCACTGGATACAGTCTGGAATGACGAACACAAAAACTTTGGTAAAACATTGACTGTTATACCTTTAGACTTTGAGGATACGGCTACGTTTAGTTATGAAGCGTTGCAAGACGATTTATCTATCGGTGGTGCTTCTGGTGTTGTGACTAAAGTTTATGACGGTGAAAACGGTAAAACTCCAGTTAAGGGTATAGATTACTTTGATGGAGAACCAGGTACTAATGGTCTTTCTGCCTATCTGCATATACGGTACTCGCAAAACTCAAACGGTAATCCTATGACAGAAAATCCAGTAAATGCTAAATACATTGGTGTTCAAGCGTCTCAAAATCCTAATCCTTCCACTGTACCCGCAGACTACATGTGGGCTGAATTTAAAGGTCAAGATGGTATTCCTGGTGAACCAGGTGCAAATGGACAAACTAGCTATCTGCATATCAAATATTCAAATGATGGCGGTCAAACATTTACTGGCAACGGCGGGGAAGATGTAGGAACTTGGATGGGTCAATATGTTGACTTCACGCAGGCTGATTCTACGGATGTTAAAAAGTATGCTTGGTCAAAAATCAAAGGTGAGGATGGACAAAAAGGAGACAAAGGCGACCCTGGTAATCAGGGGATTCCTGGCACTCCTGGTGCAGATGGTAAAACACCATATACGCACTATGCCTATGCTTGGAGTGCAGATGGCACGGATAGATTTACGGACACGTATCCTAATGAGAATTTGTTAAATATGGACATTGTTATAGAAAAGTCATGGATAAACACAGATGGAAGCATTCAAGAGCTTGCAAATGGCTTTATTACTGATTTTATACAGGTATCATATGGAGATATTTTTACACTTAGTCAAGTGGAGACGCAAGTCACAGTTGGTGCTGTTGCCTTATATGATGCAGATAAGAAATTTTTGTTGCGTGCATTTTCAGGTAACGGGAATGTTTTTAGCTTTAAAATAAATAATACAAGTGCTGCATATATGCGCATCACTGAAAAATCTTCTACAGGAACCTTAAAAAAAGGTATTAAACTTGAAGTAGGAGATAAACAAACAATCTACACTCCTGCCCCCGCTGATGACTTTGAAAACGCCTATCCAACGTATTCTGGGAAATACACTGACTATACTGCTCAAGACAGTCAAAACCCTGCTGATTATACGTGGAGCCGCATCTTAGGAAACACTGGGCAGGATGGCTCTGACGGTGTTGGCATTGCTTCTGACCCTGAAATAACTTATCAAGGTTCCACAAGTGGCACAAACAAACCAACAGGAACATGGTCAACAACAATACCTGAGGTTCCAGCAGGCCAATTTTTATGGACTAAAACAGTTACAACTTATACCAATAATACTAATTCAACTGCTTATACAGTCGCAAAAATGGGGTCAGATGGTAAACCTGGTAGCGCTGGCGTTAGCGTATCCTCTGTGGTGGAAGAATATTACGTCTCTACTTCACCCACCAGCCAAGCCGGTGGCAGCTGGTCTACCACTGTGCCAAATAACGCAGACCCAAATAAATATATCTGGCGTAGGCTGAAAACAACAATGTCAAACGGCACGGTGACGTACACTAATCCTGCATTGATTCAAGGCATGACAGGCATCTATCCGTACATCGGGCCGACTCAGCCTGCTAATCCAAAGGAAGGTCAGCAATGGTGGAAATCAGATAGTAGCGGGAATGTTACCAATTTTTACGTTTACAAGTCTGGCTCATGGCAGGGTCAAACAATTCAGCAGTCAGTATTGAATATTATCGCTTTAAATGCGGTGACCATTACTGGTAGCACTATTACAGGGACAAAAATCAATGGCGGTGTTATTAGTGGGGCCGAAATGCATAGCGGCCTCTATACACTAACTTATAAAGACGCTCCACTTTATATTCCTGGATCGGAAGAAAAGATTTATGGTAATGGGACAATGATTATTAGCTTAGGGACGATATCTGATTCATGTACTGCTTACGAAGAAGGTAGTACGGTCCCTCTCTATGATACCTTTATGCAACTTAAACACAATAAGATTGTATTTTTTAAAAATGCTCCTGCGCCGAGTTATCAAAGACTAAAGCACGTAGAAATTGGTTATGATGGCCTTTATATTACAAACGAAGAAAACTTTCCCGGATACAATGCGGCAACATTAACTTTTCAAGATTTGATGACCATACCAGAGACTGCACTATCAAATTCAAATAGTGACTGGGCTGTTTATGCTACATCAGGAGACTCCAAACCAACCGCTCTAAGACGCGGACGAAACGTAACGCTGTCTGGCGCATTTAAGCCAACAAAAGTTCTTCCAAGTACCGGCGGAGATGCACAGACAACGTATGAAATTTGTGTATTACCTGTAGGTCTGCGACCAGAAAGGCAAATGGTATTCATGGCGCCAGGGTCAGGAATTAGATTGTTCTGGTTAACGGTTAATCCCGATGGCGTTGTATCAGCTTCACGTAATAGAAATGAAACTGGATACAATGACTTTCCCGCTGGAGGTTATTATTCAATTGCTTGTAGTTTTCCAGCAGGTAATATTTAGGAGGACATTATGACTGATAATCAGATTAAATTTAAAGAGCTGTATGTCGCTAACGTGATTAATAATTCTGGTGATATGAGCAAAGAGTTACTAGCGCTATTTGATTTAGTGCTAGCAGAATTTAACGGTGATCCAGAAGCGATGTCTGCTTTTATTGATGAAATATTAGATGAACACTCACCATCAGAACCTGATGAACTTGAAAAATTAAAACAGGAAAATGCAGAGCTTCGTCAGCGTCAAGAGATGTCTGAAGAGGCTCTTTTACAATTGTCAGACATGATTTTGTCAAAATAGAAAGGAGATTTTATTATGTATTCAGCTTTAGAGATGCTTTATGCGACACACGTTATTGAGGGTAAACGCACTATCGAATCTGTACCGGCATCGATTCGTGAGAACGTAGCGGAAATTGTGAATAATGCAAAAAAGCAAGAAGAAAACGAGCAATAAAATATTTGGTAATTGGGGCAATCGGTTTTATCGCCGGTTGTCTTTTATTTTGAAGCAAAGAGGGAATGTAAATGGTAAATGTAGGTGAATTAGCAACATGGGCGGGGTGGATATCTTCTATCTTGGCGTTAATTCTTTTGGTAATTAGACCAGTTATGGCAAGCTTTACAAAAATTACCGATAATCTAACCAAAATTAGTCATAACTTGGATTTAATTAACAAAGATTTGGAATCCTCTAAAAGTGATCGTCAATCTATCCATGATGAATTGAAAGCTCACGATCAACGATTAGATATTCACAGTGAAAAGTTAGTAGAACACAGCGCACAAATTAAAACTCTATTTAATAAAGGGGAGAAATAAGAATGCCAAAATTTAAATTAACCGATGAACAATATGCAATTTTGAAATGGGCAGTATCTATTGTGATGCCAGCTTTGGGCGTATTTATTGGCGTGGTAGGCAAAACACTTGGTTGGGAATTAACTGATTCGGCACTCACAATTTGGACAGCATTTACCGCTTTACTAGGAACTTGTCTAGGAGTGTCTAGTTACCACTACAACAGGGAGAGTGAATAGTATGCAGCTTTTTAATAATGTAGCAAACTTTATTATTTTGTCGCTGTTTGTAATTTTGTTAATTGCATTACTAGTTGCCATTTACCAATGCCTTAGAGCGTTCAAAGTTGAGCGACTTAAAAATGAGTTAATAATCAAACGTAGCTATGCGGAGATTTTTATTAGTTCGTCGAATAGATTTGATCGTGAACTTGTTAAATCACAATTGATTGATGCATTTAAAAAAGAAAAGATTCCATTCAATTATGAAGAAATTGATAAATTAATTGAAACGGCTAAGCAAGATTTGTTAGGAGGTAAATAATTATGTCTGTGAATATGGAAACTGCAATTAAACATATGGAATCGCTCAAAGCAAAAGGTATCAGGTACTCCATGAATG